CCGCCGCCTGATCCTGGCGAGTGATGAAGCTCATTACCGCAGCCGCTATCGCAGCGGCTTTTTTTATGGTCGCGGCTTGCCAAACGACAGCGGAACCCGCGCGACAATCGATCTCCTCAATACCGCCGCCAGAAATAATGCGGCGGGGGCTGTACCCGTGTTGGAAGGGCTTGCGCCTTATCGAAGCTCTTATCGAAGACAATATGAAACCAACGTCGCGCGGCGTCCTGCTACACAAAATAGACCCCAACACGCCGCTGGTTGAGTTTTGGGAGAATGATACGCGGTTCGCTGTAATAGCTGTCTATCCCCAACACAAGTTAGTGTGCGCCGTGTTAGTTGGAGATGCGCTAGATGGAACTTGATGCACGGCTTTTAATTACGTTAGGCGGAATGCTGATATCTGTCGTCTCAAGTTTTGTCGTGGTGCGACAAAAGGTGGGCGATCTCGAATCTGATTTACGAGACGCAATTAAAAAACTAAGCGCGCTCGATAATCGACTTGATAGGAATGACACTGCGACAGAGCTAACCGGACAGCGTCTTGATGTCATAGCTGGCATGAACAGCGTTGCCGAACGCGACAAGTTGAGTCGCGCTTTTGAAAAGACTGAAGTGCTACTGCCGATTCTTGATGAAAGAATCAGACGACTAGAGCACATGCACAACGGAAAGCACGGACCTGTTCCGAATGATTAATAAGTTGCGGAAAGATTTACGCCTGGACGAAGGCGTGGTCCATCAGATCTATCTCGACCACCTTGGATTACCCACCGCTGGCTGCGGGCATCTCCTCGTTGAGAGCGACCCGGAATATGGATTGCCGGTCGGCACAGCGATTAGTGAAAAGCGCGTCGATGAATGGTTCGCAATCGACCTCGCGAATTGCCTACAAGATTGCAAAAATATTTTTATTAACTGGGAGGAACTGCCCGACGAGGCTCAGTGCATCCTTGCAAACATGTGTTTTAATTTAGGCGCAACCAGACTGCGTAAGTTTAAACGCATGATTGCCGCGATACACCGCGAAGATTTTGCAGCAGCGTCCGGAGAAATGCTGGACAGCCGTTGGGCTGACCAAGTCCCTAACCGCGCGCAGCGTCTAATCAGACGTATGCGACAACTTCACGATGAATGTTGATACGGGCAGAGCGGGTGACTTCATCGCGGCGGCAGCGTTGTCTCGGATGGGCATTCAAAATGTAATTAGCCAGCAAACAGGTTTCGACCTTGTTGCGTTCATTCCACAGCCGATACGGATTGAAGTCAAGACTGCGTCTAAGCCTGCGGCCGAAAACAAGCGCCGGTACAGTTTTATTACGTCGCGCGGCACCAGCAAGAAGATACGTCTATCGCCAGAGGTTGCGGACGTAGTTTGCCTTGTTGCGCTGCGGGAACGCTGCGCTCTGTTTAAACTGGTTGGCGATATTACCGGCAGCAACACGCGCATTTTAATAGAAGAATTTACCCCACGAAACGAAACAGCCAGTTGGTTGGACGTTATGGAGAGATTGCAATGATACCTTTAATTAGCGCCATAATGCCAATGGTCGGAGAAGTTGTTGATCGACTAGTGCCTGATAAGGCTGGGGCCGCTAAAGCAAAGCAAGATTTGGAAGCAAAGCTCGTTGATGCCGCAATGGCAGGGCAGCTTGGCAATTTAGAAATTAATAAGGTTGAAGCGGCGCACCGTTCTATTTGGGTAAGCGGTTGGCGGCCATGCTGCGGCTGGGTCGCCGCTGTCGCGCTAGGCGCGCATTATCTTATTTGGCCAACAGCGCAGTGGATTGGTACGCTGGCTGGTTTCCATGTGCCACCGCCAGAATTTGATATGGATCACCTGATGACGATTCTTATGGGAATGCTCGGGCTTGGCGGCTTACGCACCTACGAGAAGCAGAAGGGCTTAACCAAGTGAACCAACCGCAGCGGTGGCGCGGCAACCCAAGTTCACCTATTGGTGCGTTAGTTTCACTTGCCGTTCTGTTGTCTGTTTTGTTCCTGACAAGCGGCTGCATCCATATGGCGATGCTTGGCGCAATCACCAACACCGCGCAATTCTATAAAATGAACGAGTTGGAAAAACGTATTGAACGTCAGGAAGCAGCGCCAAGAATATCATCCAGCACATCACCGTCTGACAGGGCGCTTGACCGCTCCTCAAAGTAACGCGCGTATTGCCAATAGGTGTGATTGATATCTGCGTGACCCAGTAGCGCGGCGACCTCTGCGTCAGAAGTGCGGTGATCGAAGATCAAACACGACGCATAGAAGTGACGTAGGTCATGCCATGTCATTTCAGCGACCGGATAATTGGTGCGCTGGATTGCAACAGACAATCCACGATTTCTCCAATTATCGCCGTCTGCGATTTCGCCTACTGAATTCGGAAACACCAGATCGTGTTTACGCATATGCAGCGGTTGCGACATTTTCCATTCACGCATCATGGTCGCGACGGTTGTGGACATCTTGACGCTGCGGCTGGATTTCTCCGTCTTCGGTGGTCCTATCGTGTCATCTGATTTGACAGCGCGGCGGACCAATACACGCTGGTTATCAAAGTCCACATGCTTCCACGTCAACGCACGTTGCTCGCCCTGGCGCAAACCAGTGTAAGCGGCAAACATAATTTCCTTCTTGTATGTTTCTGGCGCTGCATTGATGACCGCGACCATCTCTGCCGGATGAATGCGACGTAGCTCAGGTATCGGCCGATTACGCAAGCTGATCGTGATTGAGCGGGCTGGATTGAATGCAATGTATTGACGATCTACACACCAGTCCAACAGTTGTTTAATCGTCACTAGCGTATTGCGCTGCGTCGTAAGCGCGAACCCGCGACCACCATTTGCCTTTGTACGCATCCATTCAATAAACGTGTCGCGGATGTCGTCCGAAGTAAGGTGACCCACCTTCATCTTGTTGGTAGGACCCACGCGGTATGCAAGCGCACAGAACTGTTCGATGTGCCGCCGCTTATTACCCTCTTCCGATTTCTTCCCCTTGCCAATGTCACCGCGTACCGCGCGTTGTGCTTGCAGCCTCATAAACTCCTCGCACGCTTGCAGTATCGTGGGGCTGTCGTTCGGCAGCAGTGCGCCGTCACGACTGCTGCTGCGCTGCACCTCTTCCATACGGCGTTTAAACTCGTCGCTTACCTCCTTCTCGGTACCGCAGAACAGTTGTTCCTTCGGCCCGGCATACGTTGTGTTACGCATGTCGATGCGCCATTTGCCTGGCGCTAAATGAATTACTTTTGCCATTTTCCGCACTCCTTTGTATAAGCATGTATCACCGTTTGTTACACATTGCAACACTGACGGTCACACTTGTGCGCCATATCTGTGATACATCCGCAAATACGATGCGGCTGAACACAAAAAAGCCGCTCCCGAAAGAGCGGCTAACTTGTTGATTTATAACTGGTTGCGGGGAGAGAATTTAAAGCTCTGACCTTCAGGTTATGAGCCTGTTTGATACAATAATAAAATCAACAAGTTAGCGCCCTATCAGTCATATAGTGACACACAGTGTATGTCAATTGACTTCAGATGTATCGGTAGTTTGCGGAGATTTTGCGGGTTCCGGCATGACCGTTAGTTCTTCATGCGGATATAACGGCAGGCCGCACGACAGACATCTGCCCTCTGCTACCCGCGTGACAGCGCCACACCAATCACAATCTACCATCTCGGCCGCGCCCACAGTTCAAAATAAAACGGTGCAATCTTCCGAGTGAACATCACCATACTGCCGTCTTCAACCGCCTCTCTTACCTTTTCCAACGGGTCACGTGATCCGCGAAATGGACAATGTTCGGTCGGCTCCCACTGATAAGTTGGAAGCGACTTGATTGCGATACGTGTGATTGGTGGACGCTCATTTTGATTTGCGGAAACCGCAGATTTGGCAACATTGACACTGCCGCTCGACGTTTTCGAAACCATCTCATTCTCCTTGCTCGACTACGTTAAGTTCGCCGTTGAGACCAAGATACCCAGCACCATCAACATAGTTGTCTTTGTGACCAGGGTTCGTTTTGGTGCGTGCGATTTTGAGCAGCGCAAGCATATTGCCCACATCAAGTGGCGACACCTCGCGATCAAGGTAGCCGCCCCACAACGCACCAATATTTTTAAAGTTCTTGTCTACAGGACCGTGAGTTTCGCTGCGGTCGCCTGTGATTAAATCACCGGCTTCAATTGTAATTGATTTGCGAACGGGTATTTTCCCTTCACCGCCGCACGTCGGACAGGTGACCTGTCCATCATCGCTGCTTAGAAAACCGTTACCATGACAATGCGGGCAAATCATCTTTCACCTCGCATCGCCTTCACGACGGCCATCGGTATGTGATAGCGGTCGCCGTCTCTTATAATGACTGTCCCGGCCGCAGCCGCGATCTCGTCAAAGTTTCCTTTTTTCAACCAGCGGTAAACACGTTTTATTGTGCTTTCGTCGTCACGGCCCCAAATTTCCCGCGCTAATTCCTTCGGAGTCAGCAGTGTAGCAACAGGTATCATCTCTTATCCTCTGTTTGGTGATACTATTCATCACAAATGCAACAGAGATGTAACGCCTGTCAACTCGAAAATTATATTGAGCGTATTGCCTTAATGTAATGGAGAGCAACAATCTCTGATTTATTAACGATTATCTCGTCATCGGGATTGTGCTGACGCAGATAAATTAAGCCCTCATCTTGTCCGACGTACCGCTTCGCGATTGCTTCAATAACGCCATTAGTCTTGTACTGACAGACAACGTAGTCGTTCGTGCGAACCGGACGGTACGGATGCACAATCAGAACCTCACCCGCGAACATGCGCGGCTCCATGCTGTCGCCGGTCACAAGCAGAGCATAGCAGCCGTCAACGTTTTCTAAGTAACTGGGGCGGTCGATGTAGTCTACCGGACCGTCAGAAACAGCAACAACGCCCTGCCCTGCTGCGGCTTTCCCATATAACGGAATCTTGTCAGGACTGCGCGGCCGATCTTCATCAGACAGCCCCTGCACGTAATCCAACGTCACCCCGAAAAGATCAGCAATCTGTCGGCATATTTCTGCTGGCGGATTTACCTCGCCACGGTCCCAACGACGCAGCCGCTGCCCTGGAACATCTAATGCGCGGGCAAGCTGTGCGGCTGTCATATCATTGCGTGTTCTCAACTCTTTTATTCGGTTCTTTGACACGTAATGCACTCCCTGTGACACACAGTGTAACACAGCGGATAATTTACATAAACTCACATTTTGTTATATTTATCGTCACATCCTTGTGATGTTTCCCCCAACTTGGCGGGGCGTCGCTGCCACCTACAGCCCCGCCGCTTTTTTTTGGAACGAACGTGCGGCTCGACCAATACCTAGAGATTAACAAACTTAATTGCGGCCAGTTTGCCAAAATGATCGGCGTCAGCCGTAACGCGGTTTATTATTGGTGCATCGGCGAGCGCCGCCCATCCATCGAAAACACAATTGCAATCGAAGAGATTACCGACCGGCAAGTCACGGCGCGTGACTTCATGGCGGTGCTTGCGAGGAAGAATGCCGAATCGAAACAAGGCACGCGGGTATGAATTGGAACGCGAGACAGTCCTGCATTGGCAAGGCTTGGGGCTGGAATGCAACCGCGTCTTCGGAAGCGGCGCGTTTAAACATCAACTTGGCGACGACTATGCGGGCGATCTGCTGCTCGCTGGTTTCACTGTCGAATGCAAGCGCAAGAAGAGCGGCTTCAAGTTTCTCTACGACAGCTTGGCCCAAGACGACGCCGACATGCTGGTCGTTCGCGAAGACCGCAACGAGCGCCTTTACGTCATGCGGGAAGCGACTGTTGAGACGATTTTTCGGCAACTTGGGCTAATCAAATGAAGCAGTCGTTTTTTGAATGGTGCAATGAAATTGAACTTCGCTACGACCGTCTGCCGCATTGGTACAAAGACACTGGTCGAAGGCTGACCGCATACCGCGAGTACGAACAAAGGTACGACGAAGCACATCCGCAACTGGCGATAGAACAATCGATATCGAAAGGCGAGTTAGATGGCAGCTAGGGTAAACGAACCGCTGCCCATCAGCGTGATCGAAGAGATCGCCAAGCGCTTCGGGCTGCGCCACTTCAGCCACTCAAACCTAGACCTTGCTCGCAACGATCTCGGGCTTTGGGTGATGCGCTATTTATTCAAAGTATACGATCCCACTAACGCAGCAATGGAACGCGGAAAGGCCGTCGAACATGGCTGCTATGTCGCGCATGTCGGCAGCGAGTTCGATGACCCGATAGAGGAAGCGGTGCGCGAGTTCAACAAGAACACCGCGCTCGGGGTCAATGGCGAAGCCCGGGACCGAGAGCGCGAGAATATTCCGTTGATGGTTCAGCAATACCTTGACCTGTTCGACGGTAACCTTCCGACGCTGGAGGGGTTTCAGAGGCGCATTGAGGTCGAGGTGCCGGGGTGTCCGATACCTGTTATCGGCTATACGGATTTTGACTTTGAGCATGTCATCGTTGACCTAAAAACAACGACGCGGCTGCCGTCGGCAATTAGCGCATCTCATCGCAGACAAGGCGCGATCTACAGCAGAGCGAGCGGAAACCGTGGCGTCGATTTCATTTACCTGACGCCAAAGAAGGCCGCGCGGTATCAGCTAGAAAATAGCGACCAAGACTGGCTTGAGGTTTGCGA